TCTAACTATTCAACAGCTACACTTACAGCTATGCCTGATTTTGCTTCTGGTATTAAGATGGCAAAAGTAAATGACTTATCTGTAACTGCTGGAACAAGTTTAAAATATAAAATAGAATTTGCTAATCAAGCTAGTGAAAGTAAAGAAGCTAGAATTAGAGGAGTTAGTTTACAATACTAATATTATGATATGGCTAGAGTTACAAAAAAATCTACTGTTCACAGCATAACTCTAAAACATATTAACGAAAAGTTAGATCACATTCACAAAGATATAGATAGAAACACTAAAGATATTAATAGCTTAAAAGAACAAGTAGCTATGGGTAGAGGTGGTGTTAAAGTAGTATTTTGGTTAGGTGCTATTATAGCTGGTGCATTTACTTTAATGAAAATGTGGGTAGGTATTAAATGATTGATAGAATAGCATTTGCAATTTTTGCTTTTATTGACAAGATTAGTAAGAAATTAGATGATGTATTAACTATGGACTTTACTAACTTTAGTAAAAGAAAGAAAAAAAAATGATTGACTATACTATACCATATTCATTTGAAATTAAAGAGCAGGAAGATGGTACATTTCAAATAACTATTTGTGCTATAGGTTTTAAAACACCTAATCATGCAGAAGAATTTATGAAAGACATAACAAACTATGAAGTAAAAGTAGATAACCCAACAATTCATTAATGAAAGATCAGGTATCATTATCAGATAAAACAAAATTAAGTATGCCGATTGCCAATCTTATTGGCCTAATTATGATTGTTGCAAGTGTTGTGTTTATGTATAGCGGTATTACTGGGAGATTAACATCTCTCGAAACTTCAAGAGAATTATATGATGCAGATTTACTTAAAAAAAGTACACAATTACCTACAGATCAGGAGCAATATATGTTGCTTGAACACATCTCAGGACAAGTAGAATCAATACAAAAAGAACTTGAAGAAAACAGGCATACTGCTGTAAACCTAAATCGAGCAATGAAAGATATTGAAAAGATGCAAGTTGTGATAGAAGAGATGAAAGATAAAATTAGATCGAATGGAGGTCATTAATGAAAGTAGCAGTTGTATTTGCATTACTTATGTTTACACCAGCAGATTTAGAAAATCCTATGGAGTTTATGATAACAGATGGGCTATCAAAATGCTTGAAATTAAAGCGAGAAGCTGAGAGAAATACAAATCCTGATAGAATTAAATGGATTTGCAAACAAGTTAAAGCTGAGATAGATATAGATTCTACAGGTAAGTTACATATTAATAAACTAATAAAGGAGTAAGGACATGGATATGGAAACATTTGACGACATCTCTGTAATGGCTGGTACATTATGGGGAGAAGCACGAAATCAAGGGGATGAGGGTATGATTGCAGTAGGCAATGTTATCATGAATAGGGTTAAAGCACAGTCTTGGTATGGAGATCATATTAAAGGGGTTTGCCTAAAGGCATGGCAGTTTAGCTGTTGGAATGAAGATGATCCTAATCGTGAAAAAATTTTAGCACTTGATTGGTCAGACACAGCATTTTGTAAAGCTGTAACGCTGTCATATTATTTTACTAAAAATAAAATGGATGACAATACCAATGGTGCTACTCACTACCATACAAAATCAATCTCTCCAAACTGGGCAGAGGGAAAAACTCCTTGTGCTGAGATAGGAGATCATTTATTTTATAACGATATAGAATAGGAGATACTATGTTAAATATGATTAGCCCTATTGTCGGAAGTTTATTTAAAACTGTTGACAAAGTAATTGATAATAAAGCTGAGGGAGAAAAAGTTAAAGCTAAGATTCAAGAAAAACTTCTAGCTGGAGAACTAAAAGAACTAGAGGGTGCGGCTAAGATCATAGAAACAGAAGCTAAAGGTGGATTCTTACAAAGAAATTGGCGACCAATAATGATGCTTACATTTGCAGGATTAATGGTAGCACACTGGTTTGGATTCACTGCTCCCAATATACCTGAGTCTGTACAAAATTCTCTACTTAATATAATACTTGTAGGAATAGGTGGCTATACTGTAGGAAGATCAGCAGAGAAAGTAGCTACTAATTTTAGAAAGGGGAATAAATGATAGATGAGTTAAAAAGACACCTCAAAAACTTCTTTAAAGGGGCGTGGATGCACAATCACACTATAAAGTGTATGATGTGCTGGAAAAATTTAAAGCCCTCTGTATGGCTTTGTATTGTCGTTCTAGCGGTAATTCTAGGTTTGTTCCTATGAAATATATGCTCATACTGTATATGTGCAGTATGATTACTGGTCAATGTCCAAATAATTCTATAGCAGGTTATCAATTTACATCTCATTATGATTGTGTAAATGCTGGATATGCTATCGCTCAAAAAACATTTAGGAATCTTGAAGAGTTAGAAGAGTGGGATCAAGATTATATTAACAATAATAAAATAGTAATTAAGTTTGAGTGCAGACAAATTAATTCTATCTAACGACCTTGTCCTCTATACTTCTTCTTGCTGAACTTTTTGTTCGGCCTCTTTGAGTGTCTGCCTCTTCTGTTTATTACTTTCTTTTCTCTTACTAGAAGCCCAAGCCCTCTTGCTTTTGTCATATTCTTTTTTCTTTTCCTTTATGATTTGTTCATAAGGTTTTTTATATTGAGAATGGTTTAATATCAAATCTATAAATAGCGGTAATGCTATCGCAACCAAAGACTCTTCATGATCTTCATGCATAATCAAAGCATCAGCACTACCCATCCATCTCTTTAATGTTTTAAAACCAGCACCATTTTTTCGTGCTTTAACTTCTACTATCATGTCAGGATTTTTTATTTTAATATCGTGGGGATGGTCAGGCAAAGCACCGCTTAACACCTGTCGCTTGGCATCTATACCAGCAACTTGAAATCTTTTAACCAAGTTATATTCGGTTCTATAACCTTTTTGTTTGCTCTTACTACTCACAAGGGTTTTCCATTTCTTCAGGTCTTTTTAATATTTCTTGTACATCTTGCAACCTAAGAATTGGAAACGCATCCCATGACTTTTGGATATAGAAAGCTAACTTATCCCTAACTGCATAAGGATTATTTTCATTAGCTATCTTGTCAGCCATAATAAATGCTTCGCCTTTAATGTTTTGATTTTGCAACTTTTCTACCTCCTTTCTCATAATCTCTGTTAATAATAATGCGTCTTGCATCTCCATATTTACCTATCTTTTTTAGGTAATCTTTTTTAATCAAAGAGTTTATAATTACAAAGGCATGGGATTTACTCTTCATCCCACACCCTCGTAATATCTCAACATAAGAGGGAGAGATTTTGTTATCTTCTATAAACTTCTTGATAAACTGATAAACTTCGTATTGTCGTCTTGTCATTTCTTTCCTTGCTCCAATTCTAATACTTGTATGTATTCATTGAGTCTGTCTATTTCTTTTGCTTGAATAAGATTATCTCGTTTGTATTCTTTTAATAGAGCGGTACACTTATCTAACCGCTCCATTAATTCTTTCTCTGAGTTATTAATGTTATCCATTAAAATGGTACATCCTCTGTTGGTTCTGATTTAACTAAGTTAGTATCACTAATGGCATCATCAAAATCCTCCATCCCTCCTTGAGAGGATTTTGCTTCGCCTTTTGAATCAAGCAATTCCATCTTACTTTCAAACCTATCCAAATGAACCTCTGCATTTTTTTGCTTTTGTCCATCTTTCATCCATTCTCTGTAAGTCAATCGCCCTTGCAATAA